GACCCTGCGGACGGGCGCTATCCGCCCAAATGGGCCTTGAAGCCGCTCGTCGGAGAGATGATGCGGGATAGGTTCATGGTGGATGCTGGAGCGGAGTGGACGCTAGGACGGCTGGAGAAGGCCTATCCAAAGAGAGGGAAGTTCCCGGGTCTAGTCCCAATCACACGGGACGAGGCCGAGAGGTCCTTCTCCTCCTGCGGACTGCCGATACGCTCAGAAGTATTGCGCTTCCCTCTGGTGCCGGCGGATGGCCAGGAGGGAATTTCAGTGAACCCAAACTCGAGTAATGGCTTTCCCGTGCTCGGAAAATGGAACACGCTGGGGGCGCAGGAAATGGTGATACAGTTGGCGACGAATGTGTCAGCAGACCTGCACTCAAGTGCGTACGGAGGCCGAGCCGGTGTGAAGAAGTGGCTTCAGGAAATGGAAGACCGCGCCCCCTGGATGATTCTATTCCAGGGGAAAGCCAAGGCGGACTACTATGGTCGAGAGAAGACGGAACTCGGCTGCATGCGTTTTTATAACTGCGTGCCCCGGCAGATAATGCTGGTGATACAGACCGTGTCGCAGCCCTTTGAGCGGCAGGCACGGACCATCCTGGAGGAGGGACACTCTGGTATTGGCCTGAGCCTGGCCCACGGCGGGGCGGCCCTGCTGGTGGACAGGTTGCAGGACCAGGTGGACAGGGAGGGGTACGGTTTCGTGCACGTGGGCGACGACTCCTGGGTGGTTGTGAAGACCGCCGAGGGACTAGTGATGTTTGCACTGGACTGTTCGAACTTCGACCTCTCGCAGAATGCCAGAACGACGGAGGAGGTGCACGAGCGCTTCCGGGAGGAGTTGGCGCGGATTGATCCGCCGGCGGCCAATCTGTGGTATGAGCTGATGAGGGAGCGCTTGGTGGTGACCACGGGCACTTTGGTGCGGAAGTGGAAACACGGCGGCCCCTCGGGTATCCCGCTGCAGAGTAAGGTCAATGACGTCCTGATGGACGTGCTGATTCGGAGGGTGATGAGGCACATGGTGCAGGGGGGACACTCCTTCATGCATGCAGACTCCCTGGGAGAGATCCTGGAGATGGAGGGCGAAAAGTTGGGGTTTGTAGTCAGGCTGGAAGACTTCACTTTTGTGGGGCTGGACAGTCTGGAGGACTGCCTCTCTGTGAGTCCCTTCAAGTTCATTGGGTACTACTTCTATGCGGAAAAAGACATGGTGAGGGTGTATTGTGACCTGCCGCGCAGCATGGCTCAAATGCCTTACCCCAGCATTCGCTGGCAGAAGTCGCGGGATGATCTTGAGATCAAGGAGGCAATGCGCCTCGGGTCAATCGTACTGAACATGGGAGTGCCCATGCGAGAGTTCCGGCAGGCGCATGATAGACTGCGCCAACACGTAATCCGGCAGCTGGAGCGCGTGATCTCAAAATATGGGGACCAGGAGAATCTGGAGCTGTTGCTTGCAGCGGCGGAGAGCCCCTTCGGTCCAGACCTGGTGCCGTCCCTGAGGGGTCTGCAGCAGGCGCTGATTAAGGGGGTGGACCATATCTGGATGAGCCCCAAGGATGAGTTGCGCTCGGAGTCGGTCATGTTCTTTCCCCCAGTGGAGAGGGGGCCGAAGCGGTGGGCAGACATCGTGGATGAGGAGTTGGAGGGGGTGTCACACTTTGATGAGGCGTTCCCCGTGGGGAGGTTCTTGCCACCTACCACCATGCTTCGTTTCCGCGCCAAGCCCACTCACCCGCCCACACGGGCGAACGACGGACGCCCTGGGCCCACAGCGGTCTGGGGGCCCGATAAGCCCAAAAGGGGGGGAGAAGAGGCAGGGCCGAGTGCGAGGACGCGGAGGAAGGACGGGATGCTGTCCCGGGAATTCCAGGCGAGCCTGGCTGCGTGGGACGACGAGAACGCCGAAGACGATGACGGTGAGGAGGAT